TCATTGCTTTTCCTCCCGGTTTTTCAGGATAATCTGACAGCTTTCCATCGTCGCAAGCGCCGCCTCATGTTTTTCGGGCGATACCCCGGCGCAACAGGAAGCGTCCACAAACACGGGAAGCTGCGGCATGTAAGCCTTTAGCAAAAGCGCGTTGCTGATAACGCAGATATCCGTGCAAAGGCCCACAAGTTCTACGGACTCCACTTCATTTTCCTGGTATTTTCGCTGCAAAAACCGGGCCAGCTCCACACTCCCGAACGTATCCTTCTCAAAGACAGGACACTTCCCGTTCTCCCAAACCGCTTTTAACTGCGGAATAATCCGCCAGCCCTCGCTCTCCTTTATACAATGCTCCACCGGCAGCATTTTCCCTTCCTGCGTATTCAGATAGTCCGCCCCGTGGGTGTCCTGTGTAAAAAGAACCTTCCCCGGAAACCCCGACGCCTTCTCCACCGTTTTGGAGACTATCCCCTGGGCCTCCTTTGTGCCCAGAGAGCCGTCCACAAAATCATTCTGCATGTCAACTACCACCAAATAAGGTTCCGCCATCTACCATTCCTCCTGCCTTCCTGAAATGTTATCCGCCGCAAAACACATGAAATTTTCACAAACTATACTCATAATACCACACTTTGTCTGAAAAAGCTGAAAAATCTGTTGGAAATTCTCACAAAAAAATTGAGATATGCCGGCAGATTGTTTATAATAAATATAATAGGAAGACAGAATAATTAAATTATTAAACTGAAACTTGGGAAGAACTGGGAGCCATATACAATTATTGGGGTTATCCTGTTAAGGTGCTATATGGTGTGTTCAGGGGGATGGGTGGGCATATAAGTTATACATTTCAAATAAAAAATAGTTACATAAACATATTTAAAAATATAAATGAATCACAAGAATATTCTTTGTCAAATTTACTTTCTGATATATTATTCACCTCGCATTCGTAAAAAATAGGGGCACTAGATTTCACGATTAGTGATTCTAGTACCCCTATATTTCAATCACTAACATATTCAATCTATTCATATTTCTTGCAATCTTTTCTTTGGTCTATCTCGACATATCTGTCTTTATCCTGGCAATACTTTTGGCTTATACATAATTGGTTTAAATTCCCATCAAGCCCAAGCAGTTTGCAAAAAATCATTACCTTTTTTGTCCGATCTGATATTTGTTCATAGGCATTCTTACACATGATAACCTCTATAAGCATACTTTGAAATTTGGTTTTCCGATTTCGCCTTTATATTTCACGATGACTGAATCTCCAGAGAAATTTTCAACATCTTTTAGCCTGATGCCATATGTATCGAAATAAATATCCAGAATTTTCTTAGCTTTATTATAACGGATTACTTTACATACTTTTTCACGGTAATCATCTCTCTTTTTTTTATGATGCACCTTGATGCTATTTTCCTTATTCATATCAATATCTGCTGTTGATATATTTTCTTCTATAAAATTTCTTTCTTCCATTGATGCCCTCCAAAAGTATATGGGCAGTATTGTGATTTACTGCCCATAAAGATCATTATTCTACTACGACATCAACTTCATCAGATATTCCGCTGTATGTAATAGTTACTTTCGTGGAGCCAGATGCAACAGCCGTAACTACTCCAGTTTCATCAACTGTGGCAATCTCGGCATCATCAATCACAAATTCACAGTCAGAGTTTTCTAGTTGGATTGGAGAGTATAATGCGCCTTTCAAGCCGATGACAGATAGAGTTTCTGCTTTCTTGTTTTCGTCAGTAGAACTCAAATTGATGGTTGCAGGAGTAGCAGCTATTTCTGTTACGATCATTGCCTTTTCTGTTTCATCAAATTCTTTTACATAAGCATATACTGCCGATCCGTCAGAACACTTCTCGCCTTCAACAGCTAATGCTTTGCCTTCTACAGTAGTAGAACTAACCCCATCTGGCGTGAAACTCATTGTAAAGTTGCCGCTAGGCTGATAAGAAGGAATTATTACTTGTACAGTTCCAACTTTACCAAGTCTGTTATTATGTTTATCTGCACTTAAAACAAGTTCATAAACAAATGGAGAAGTCTCAGAATCAATTACTAAAGATTTTGCGATCCTGCTATACCTATATGTTACTTTTACAGCTTCGTTTTCGACTCCATATTTAGTGAGATCGATTGTTGTGTCCTCAGGAGTGACTGTGATGATAAGACCATTAGATAATTCTACTGCTACATCTCCAATAGGAACTGTATCGAGTACGCCGATTCCATCAGTGATTTGAATGCACTTTCCAAGTCTATAAACTTCATCTAAACCTTCGGCAATCTGAGATCCCGTTTGCATTGCTATATATCTTATATCCCAGTTTGCAGCCTCTAGATTTACAGCTAATTCTCTTCCATATTTATAGGAATAAATAAGCTGATTACCCTTACCAGCGTTAACATTTTGCTCCTGCATGGACACTTCGATAGAAGTGTTAAGGTTAGTGGTACCAGTACAAGCCAAAATTCCATTACAATAAGCCGCAAAATCAGCTGTACTAACTAAAAAATCTTTTGCGTTTTTTGTGCTTTTAGTAGACATATTTACATTTCCTTTCTTATTCATTTTTTTATCAATAAAAAAAGAGGGAATCATCCGATTTTACCTCTTAATTCATTTTCGTCTGTTTTAAGATGCTTATATTTATCTTCCTCATCAAGGGAAGCCATCCAATGTCGGATTGGTTCTTTAAATGTGACCATGCCGCTACATTCACCTGATTTTAGAATGGTGTAATTTTCATGCAACTGATACCTTTTGACATATCTCCAGAATTTGCGGATAGTCATATTCATTATACGTTCTTCTGTGGTATTCATAGCGATGACAAGAGAGTCTATGTAGTCTTCGATATTAGACTTGCTTTTATCTTTTCTTTGGTCATTTTCTGCTTTTAGAAGACGTTTCTCGGTATCATGATTTAAAAATTCGTCTATTTCAAAATCAATATCATTTTGGACGATGATAATTCGCCGTAAGTCATCAAATATCTGTGGGGTAATAATTTGCCCATTTATACAAAATTGCGTATTGCTCTGATTTATAGTAATCTCTGAATCTACGCAGCATAACTTTACTAATTGAAGAGCGTATAACAAGTATTGAGATAGCCCAGGTATCTTGTATTGGTTTTCCAGTTCTTCATTTCCAAAACAATAATATAAAAAATCCAAGTATGTCATTTTTATAATTTTTTTTTCATGAAACATGCTATTTTTTCTTAAAGTGATGGAATTCGATAATGTCTGGAATGGCACAACATCTTTCATTGTTACAGGAGACAGCGTTATATGTTCGCTATATTGAACTGGCTTGTTATAGATAAGAAGTGGGAATAAGGTATCTTTGCTAATAGTCACATGCATCCTCCGATTCGTTTAGATTGCTGATATTGTATTTTAGACATTTACCATAATATTTGCTGTTGGGTGAATATATAGTGCAGAATCCGTGATCTGCCGGCTTTACATCGCCAATCCCTTTGATTTTTTTATTTCCATTTAAAATCCTATCTGCAACATCACACAATATATCTACACGATTTCCATAATATCCACAATTATATCCCATTATTTCAACATCATTTATCGATGGAATTGTATCATCTGTAATTCTTACAAGAGTTTTAGCTGTGAATACACATACATAAAGATTGAAATCTGTAAATAAGTTTTAGCGAATCGTATCTATGTCTGTCTCGACAAATACAAAACTTTTTTCAACTGTAGTTGTTTCATCCACGAAGTTATGGTCAAATACTTGTCCTTGTTCTTGATATTTTTTACCATTGAAAAACCAAGTGCCTCCAAGCAACATGTCTTCTATTGAAAGTTGACTGATAGGAGGTTTTGAGGGGTTCATGAGAGTAACAAAATCTTTGTTTTTTAATAGAAGATTTATAATTTTGTTTTTATAAACAGAAGCATTATATATATTAGAAATTAAACTTCACCACCTTTTATCAAACATCTATTATAGAAATTTTTATTTTCTCTATACATTTATTATCTACAAAAATTTGTAATAAAAAAGATTCTCCTATATGAGAATCATCTTTTATTAATAACTGGATATTGTTATTATTTTTATCTAATTGAACTTCAAAATTAGAAATTATATTCCATGTAAAATTTACTTTTTTCCAATCAATATCATTACCAAATTTATCAGTAAACTTAACAGAGTATTTACGTGGAACACCAACTTTTAATTGTTTGCTTCCTAAAATTTGGACAGATAAATCTGAATCGTGATCTGGTAATGGAGGAGTATCGAAATGTCTATAGTCACAAATCCATACTTTTGTACTATCATCTAATTGAATTAATTTATCATTATCTTGATTAAACTCATCTTCTGTTACAGTGATACAACATATACCTTTGCCATAATTATAAGCGCTATTATCATTTTGTGTAATTTTGTAGCATGTTGGATTTTTTATATTTTTGTCAATGGCAAATCTTATTGGAGAATCTAATTGGATAGTATCTTCATTACATTGTACTCTTAACAT